GATATAAAACCTCTTTCTTATACTTGCCCTTGGGGCTTTTTAATTTGCACCTTTTCTCTCTGCACCCTGTGTGCAGGTCTTCATGTTATTTCTATTCAGGTGATATACTTATGATACATCAGCATTGTAAAATCAGTAACCGAAGTAAAGTAAAGTCATTGTAAGATGTTTGCAAAGGAGTTTACACACAAAAAAAGTGCGTTCTCACAAGGAAAACGCACTTTGTAAAATCGGTGATATTCTATTTAAAATCAGTAGTTCTGTTCAAGAACAACTGAGCCGTCTGCCTTATTATATGCAGCGCTGTAGCCGTGACCGTCTTCTGTAAAGAAGTAATAATACAGGAAGCCTGCATCCTCAGTTCTGTATTCATATGAAGACACCTTGCCGTCTATCTGAGCTGTGATAGCGGCGACAGCCTTTGCAGAATCTCCGCTCTCAGCTGATGTAGTCGTTGTAGTTTCGTCAGGCTTTGAGTCTGATGTAGTTGTGGTAGTTGTTGTAGTTTCTGTATCTGAGGCAGTTGTTGTGGTAGTTGTCGTTGTTTCTGTATCAGGTGCAGAAGTTTCGGTGGCTGGTGTTGAGCTTTCGTCAGCCGGCTGTGAGGTAGTGGTATTTGTGTCGGTAGAAACTGCACTGCTCTCGGTATCGACAAACACGCCTCCCTTACTGTCGTCATCATCGGCAACAGTTGTTTTTGGCTTTGTGGTAGTAGTGGTCTTATTATTTGTTCCGCCAAAGCCGAAGATCTTATAGCCTGCAACTATAGCAAGAATGACCACCACAAGTATACCCACTGTGATAGTGGCAGTAATTGCAAAGAGCTTCTTTCTGGAAGCGTCATCGTTATCCTCTGTATCATCATCGGAATAATCGTTTTCATCGTCAGAATAACCGCCATTATCATAATTATCCTGATAATTCTCAGAGCCGTCATTATTATCATGGCTATCAGCTATTGGTGTGGAGAAAAACTCTGTAGGCTCTTCCGGCTGTTTGGGCACGGTAAAGGCTCTTGTTTTCTCTTCATACTCCTGTGCCTCCTGCTTTGTGAACACTCTTGTTCTGTCAGCATCGTCAGCAGAGGTGAAATTCTGCTCCTCCTGCTTGCTGTCTTCCGTAACAGGTGTGCTTTCGTCTATAAGCAGGTTATGGCAATACTTACAGAGTATTGCTTCTTCGGATATTTCCTTATGGCAAAAAGGACATTCCTTTGTTTTCATTTTTACTTTCCTCCCGAATATTATCTGTTAAATATAATGATAACACAAACCATTTTAAAAATCAACAGGTTTCACCAAAATATCATCAAATTATACCATTCTTTTAAAAAAGGCTCTTTTATGGACATTATTTTTGATGTTTTAGTATGATATCACGGTATAATTTGTTGAAGAATGACATTTGATTCGCTTTTAAGCAGGGTATAATTGTGCAAGTATACAAAGTAATAAAAAACCTATTGACAAAACGGGCATTGGGGAGTATAATAATTAAGCTGTCTGATGACGCAGACAAATGCTTCACAGAAACATCTATGAAGCTCAAGGCACACAAAGCTTGGAACTTTTCCGTGGCTGGAGACTTTTCCCCACCGTGTGCAACGTCAACTACGAGGCGTAACTCAGTTTGGTAGAGTGCTTGGTTTGGGACCAAGATGCCGCAGGTTCAAGTCCTGTCACCTCGACCATAGAAAAAACCGCATTAGAAAGCCATTTTTAAGCTTTTTAGTGCGGTTATTTTTTTTGCCTTTCATCTGCTAAAATATGTTAAAATACAAGAAAAACGGTTAAAAATGTTAGGCAAATGCAAGGCAGAAAAAGTTGTGATATTCACCTCACCTTTAATTTGTAAACTGTATCCGTGAGCTTGAAAGGATTGCGGAAAGTCACAATAAATAATAAACCCCCCTCATCCACTTTTTACGGCGGATGAGGGGAATATTTTTGCAATTATGTGTTTGTCAAGACATTAAGAATGTCCTTTAGAGTTTAATCAGCCGAGTGCCTTTTTTGCGTTGGCAATTTTGTTGTCTTTTGCTCGAATACCGTCATTGATGAGATGATAGATAGCATTGATGGTCTTCTCGCCAACGATACCGTCAACTGTGACTTTACCTGCTCTCTGTGCCTCTTTTACAGCTTTCAAAGTGCCGTCACCGAAACCGTTTGAATTATCGACTTTCGTCTTGATGATTCTCATATTGTATAAAGTAATCAACTGCTTCTTAAACGCAAGTGTTGCTGTATTGTGTGCGCCGTATTTAATCATTTCCTCATTCTCCTTATTTGATGTTTTACCGCCGAGCTGTGCGTTTACTTCGTCTGCAAGATTGCCGAGCCTGTTATAGAGCCAGTCACCAGGGCAAGATTTATTTGCAAACCACCTATGTACAGTCAAGACCATTTCGCCCGACTTCGGCGAATAATTTAAAGTCTTGTCCTCGTTACCAAACCAAAGCAGTTTAGTCTTGCCGTTACGCTTGCAAATGTCAACGCAAAGTGCAATAAGTTTGTTGTACACTTTACTGTTCATGGTGTACGGAGCTACTGTGTCGCTTGCACATTCGATTGTAACTGCACGCTGGTCATTGGCATTGCTTGACGAACACCAAGAACGATTACCTTCATCAACGCAAAGCAACACTCTGCCGTCATAGCCGATTCCGTAGTTACAGCTTGCCTCACAAGCTGTGTTCATAAAGATGTTGCCGAGGGTTTCGACACTGCACTGACCTACTACACAATGCGGAGTAATACGGTCGATACTGTGTGTGCGTTTACCGCTGTGGTTTGGGCTTAATTTTGTGTAATTAACAAGTTTTGAATTACTCATAATTATTCCTCACTTTCGCAAATAATTTTTTTGTTTTCAAACTTTTTGTATGCGTCAAGATACATTTCGTTTTTATCGCCGTTGTAGGTGCATTCGTAATACATCCCGTCGTGTAATGTTGTGCTGATAAGGCATTTATGGTTTTGCAAAGTTTTACACGACCACACTACAAAAGTGTCAAAATCAGGTGTATCATCTGACTTATCTAAGTGATTTAACACATACTTGTTTACCTCTGATACTGCAAGTTTAATAAAATTTGCATTTGTCATAATCATTCCTCGCTTTCGTCTGTTTTGTTATATTTATAAGCTGACAAGCCGAGCAGAGCGCCTAAGAAGGTGTCAACGGCTGTGATAGTGCCTACAATCTGTTCGCCGTATGGCAAGCCCCAAATGCCTGCTACGGCAAAGTAAAGTGTACCGATTGCAGGCAGTACGATAAGAGCAATGTATTTAAGTACATCATAGATTTTGTTTGTCATTTTCATTATTATCATCCTTTCAATTTAAATCTTCCGCCGAATGTGCCGACTGGTTGAGGTACTTATCAATCTTATTGATTGCCTCGGTCACTCGACCGTTGCAACCCTGCTGTTTTAAGCCGTCAAGACAAGCACGCAGAGCGTACATAGTCAAGGTCTGCTCGCCTTTGATTTTTTTGATTTCAGCGTTCTGCTTTTTGTTGTTTTCGATAAATTTAAAAACACCAAATACAACACCGCCAATTAAGGCTAACGCAGATATGATTTCGGCAAGCTGTACAATATCAATCTTCATCGCTTACACCTCGCTTTCTGTCGGCTCATCAACGGTTGGATTATCACCCCATACAGCCATAACGGCGTTATAGTATTCATCCGACAGCACCGTTTTGAGCTGTTCTCTGCCGAATTCGTCATTCATATATGCATTGCGGATGTTTCCGCCTACCTGCATTTCTTCACCGTTAAAGGTCAAAAACTGTTGTCTGAGTACCGACACGCTGTCCTTCGTGAGCATATCGAGTGTGATTTTTTCTTTAAGTTCCATTTTTTCATACCTCCGTTATTTTTATATTTTGTAAATCAAAGAAAAGTTTACCTGCTCATCAGCGACGAAATTATAAGCCTGTTTATTGAGCGGAGTAAACTGCAGCCAAGCTGATTTACTTGCACTTCCTCTGAACATTCCGCCGTTTTTGCTTATGCCGATATCATGAACAATCACATCCGATTTGTTTGAGAAAGGCATATTGAGCAAAGATATTGAAGATGTTCCGCCTAAAGATGTTGCGTTCATAATGACGGTGACATTGACAATAACGATATCGCCTATTTTTTCATAAAGGCAAGTTGCAGATTTTATTTTATCAATCTGAGTAGAGTACGGAGTAAGAGTAGCTGTACCAAGTTCGATATTTGACGAGTCGTATTTAGTCGACAAGGCGGTTTTATCTGCTTTCACAAGCAGAGCGTTGTAAACTGCTCCGCTTGTGAGGTAACACGGGCTGTTATTTTTTGGCTCGCTGTCAAACGGCATTGAATCAAGTTTTCGGGCAAGTTTTTTATCTGTTCCTTCTCGTGTATATGCGTCTGAAATGCCGTACCCTGCGAGAGTATTGGCTTTATCAGCTTTTTTTGCAAGATTTGTGTCGACTGTATCAAGCCTTGCCCCAAGTGAATTAGAACCACCTCTTGCCGTGGCTATTTCGGTTTCAAGTGCAATTGCCCCGTCTGTTGCCTGCTCAATCCCCTCATCCATATGGTTGAGGTTGTCGGCAGTCAGCGGAGTTGCTGTTGAGGGAGTGTTTTCCCAGTTAATTCGTGTGTATTTGTTCAATTTTTTATTCTCCTTTCGCTGTGATTTTGTCTGTGAGTGCCTGTATGCCTGTAAGCTCTCTTGACAGCACATATGATGTCACGGTTGCGGTTTGCGGAGTGCCGTCAGCGTTATAGGCATAGTTGCCGTCAGCGTCGGTAACATAGTATTTGATTTGCACCATATCGCCCGGCTCAACCCACAATCTGCCGTCAAGGGTTGCCTCGATAGGCTTATAAATTTTATGGTGTATTCGCTTGCCCGTATCGCCTGAAAACAGATTTTCAAACTTGTGTATCCACGCACCGCCTGCATTATCGTTTTCCTGCCATACAAGAATGTTGTCTGTCATATCATAGGTTTTACCGCTTAAAAACTTGTAGCTACGCACCTTTGCGGTTCGTGTAGAACCTCCGATTGCAAAGTCAACAGTCCCGTATGTACCACTTGATTTTTCGTCAGCGTTGAATGCCTCGTAAAAGTCATATTTTTCTGCTTTTGTTGTATCGGTTTCAAGGTTGACAAAAACAATGTTACCGCCTTTTCGGTTATCGGGTTTAACAAAAGCAAACACACCGAGCATTTCCGCTGTATAATTAAGCAATTGACCGTAATTAACCTTTTCGGAATCATCAAGCCATACTTTGTTAAAAATTTTCATATTCTTAACAGTCAGATTCTCAACCTTGTTGATAACCTCGTTAAGTAAACGGTCGGATAAAAAATGGGCATCAGGTTGACCGCATAGGTTAATAAATTTTTCAGAAACCATTGCCAACAGTGCATAGACCGAAGTACTGTTAGAATTGTTATTCCAGAGCTTTTGCAGAGCGTTTGTACAGTCGGTTTCATAAAGCTGTGAAATCACATCATAGGCGGTTATGCTGATTTTGTTCTGATCCGTTTTATTGACCTCGGCTTTGTCAATCATACCGTTAAAAATGCACCACGACTTTGTTGTCACGGCTTCGCCCGGATAGAGTGTGTCACTCGGATATAATGAACTGCTCGGCAGTATCGGAGAGCCTGACGGAAAAGTTTGTGTCAGCTTAACTAAAATCCAACAACCGACAAGTTTTGAAACATCAAAAGTTCTGTCAACGGTGTTCAGCAGTCCGATTTTAAATTCTGAGGCAATGCAACCGCCAAACTTCAACTTATTTTCGTCACAAATCGACTGTTTAAGGCTCATACTTTCGCTTTCAATGTTGTTTTCGGTGATGACATCAAACTTACTGTCAGATGAAAAGATTTCAAGCTTGTTTGAAATCAGTTCGTTAATGATTTTCTGCTTGTGCGTACTTGAAATAGATAGCAATCTGTCACCCCCTTAATACTCAATAAAAGTGAAAGTCACGGCATTGTATATAATGTTGTTTTTGGTGATTTTCTTGACCTGATAGGTGATGTCGGGCATATAGGCGGTCATTGTGCGATATGCAAGAAGTTCATCGTCCCAATACTCTACACGGATTTTACGCTGCTGAGAGTTATCCCACGAACTATTCAAAGCATTTCTAATCGACTGCATTTGTGCAAGGGTGAGTTTGTCAACGGTTGTAAACTCAATTTTCGACTTGTAATTTGGCGAAGTTGTTCGGTGCAGAAGATTGTTGCTGTCACGGTATGCCTTGATTTCGGTTCTCTGGAGTGGAGTGCCGTTGTAGTTATCCTTTGCAATAAGCTCGTGCGGAAACAGCTTACCGCTCTTAGGGAACCTTATTAAGTAACCTTTAAAATTTGCCATGTCATCATCTCCTAATCTAACGCACCGACACCGTGACGCTTTTTGACTGCGTTGTTGCGTTTTACAATGTTGTTAAAAATCACTTCGCCGTCAAGATTTACAGTAAGGTTAATGTCACCGCTGTCACCTGTTGAGCCTATCTCCGCCATAGCCTCAATAAGTGCCTGCTTGATAGTTGAAATCGGCGAAACGACCTCAGCCTCACGCTTGTTATCACCGAGTACGGCAAGAAATTCACCGTAATTTGCCGGAACAACCGTGCCTGTGGCAAGTCGGGGAACTGTAATGTTAGGCAGTCCGACATTGCCGTTTACGCCCCCTAACGCTTCATAAGCAATCTTTGCCGCCGCACTCATACCACCTGAAATAGCGTTGCCGAGGCTATTGAACGGACTAACAAAATTGTTGATAAAGCCTTCCGTTTTGCCCAAAATCGAATTAAAAGAATTTGTAAACACATTTCCCAAGCTGTCCATACATACCATAAGGTGAAGCTTCATGGAATTAATACCATTAATCAATCCTTGCATAACATATACACCTGTTTTGTATGTTTTCTTTGACGGTGAATGACAGTCCACACCGTCTTTGCCGTTAAGAGCGTCAAGATATGTAGAGGCTGTTTCAAGACCTTTTTTTCTAACATCTCCGATATATTCTTTGACACCTGTAGACATGCCAAAAACCATATTTTTGCCTGAATCCTTGGCAGCTTGTGTAAGATTATCCAAAGACTTCCACTGTGATTTTTGAACCTGTTCGGTGCTGATAAGACCTGCATTGTAAGCCATAAGAACCGCAGAGGCATCACTGTAATTACCGTTTACAACCGCCTGCATTCGCGCAAGGTCTGAACTGTTAAGCTCAAGCTGTGCCGCCTTTTCACAGGTTTCATCGTAGCCTAAACTTGCTTCGTCAAGTTTGCTTTTCAGTTCTTCGTATTCATCTTTCAACTTTCCGTAAGAGGTGTTTGCTTTTCGGTCAACACTCTGTAATGTCCAAAAATCAGGAACATCTAAATTGAGATTATCATAGTTCCATTTTTCCTTAAATTCATCAAGAGCCTGTTGCGCTTGTTTGTACTTAACAGCCGCATCACTTACGCTCTTGTTTGATTTAATCATCGCCTTTGAATTTTCTTCCATAAGGTCTGAAATGGCACTTGAACTTGCAACCTGCTTGTACTTCAAAATAAGTTCGTCAAGTTTTGTTATGATTTCATCGGTATTACCGTTTATACGAATTTTGCCTTTATCATCTTTTAATATATACTTATCCCAAGCTTTTTCAAAATCAGGGTACTTGTCAGAAAAATACTCGCCAATAGTTTCAAGTTCTGCCTGTTCCTCAGGTGTGAGATTAGCCTTTTGCAAGAGTTCATCAAGACGCTCTTTGTAGTTGTCAATAACCCCCATATCCGTGGAAGTATTATCAAGCGATTCTTTGATTTCGTCGCATAAAGTGTTGACATCTTCTTTGCATTGATTAACTGCATCAACATAACCCTGCATTTCTTCTGTTGCCTGTTTAAATCCGAGCTTTTCAAGTTCTTCGTCATTAGCAAGTTTAATAGCAGTCACAAGACCTGTCAGCGCACTTGCAACACCGCCTACAACAGCAAGGACAGGGTGCGTGCTAAAAACAGTAACCATACCGTCTATTGCGTTTTTTATCCTGTCTATGCCTTTTGCAATAGCTTGTGCAGTTTTAAAAATCACAAGAGCTGTGCCGAAACTGACTAATGCTCCTGCAAGCGCCTGCAAAGCGTCTGCACTTATTGAACCTACCATTTTTCCCAAAAGCTCTAACGCTCCTGCAAGGGCTTCTACAAGTTTTGGAACCGCTTCTTCAATTGTCCATTTTGCAAGTGGGAGAAGAATATTCTTGTATGCCTGTTTCAGCTTATCTCCGCAGGCTTTGAGCAAATCCCTGAACGCCTGTCCGAGGTCGGCAACGGCTGATACAAGCGGTGACAAATCAAGACTTTCAAGCCATTCAAGGCGAATCTCTGACATATCGCTCAAAAAGCCTGTGATATCTTCAACAATGCCAAGGATTGCTTCCCAAATCTTTTTGCCCGATTCATTTTTGTCCCAAGCCTGTTTGATTTTAGTCCGCAGAGTTTTGGTGTAGTTGTTGCAGTTTTTGATAATATTCAGAATATTAGTCCAAATTCTCTCACCGGTGCCGTTATTCCAAACTTTGCGAAAATCCTCTGCAATCGTATTTACAAGTTCAAGCAAGCTGTTCCATTTGTCGATAATGGATTGCACAACCTCGTCACCAAGTCTTGCCTTATTCCAAGCCTTTGTAAACGCTCCCGAAATATCACCGATGATATCAAAAACATTTTTCAAAAGCTGTTTGATGTTTCCGATAATCTTTTCGCCTGTGCCGTTTTTCCACACTCTCTTCCACGATTCACCGATTGAAACAAAAGCATTTTTCAGATTATTCAAGGCTCTTTTAATGCTGTCAAAAACCTTGTTTGTACGCTTTTCAATCGCTGTTGCGGCAGTATCAAGTGCGTTAACTGCGGCTTTAGAGGATTTCTTTGTGGGGCTGTTTACTGCTGTGCTGTCATCTGATGAACTGTTTTCAAGGCTCATCACATTGAGCCTGTCAAATCCTTGAAGATTGTCTTTAATTTCCTTTGTCTTTTTCGATGTTGTGGCAAGTGCAGAGTTTGCACTCTTTGTTTCATCGGTGAGATCTGTCATTTCAGAGCTTGCGGAATTTGCGGAATTGTCGGTTGCAGATGAATAGCCGAAAACCTGTTCCGTAAAGCTTTTGAATTTTTCCGTTGCAACATCTAATTTTTCGATAAAGGAATTAAGATTTTTTAACAGCGGAGAAAACACATTGATAAGACCTTGACCGAGTGTAGCTTTCAGGCTGTCAAGTCGGAGCTGTAAAATTCTTGTCTGATTCGCCCAACTGTCCTGCGTTCGGGCAAAGTCACCCGTCGCATTGGCGAGCTGGTCTTGAACAAACTTGTAACGCAATGTTACTTTTTCGGCTTCAGTCATTTTAGCTGTGGTCTTACCGTAACCGTTTGCAAGGGCATAGCTATCAAGCGCAGTCTGTGTCATTACGATGCCTAAATCTTTTAAAGTTTCGGTTTCGCCCGAAAATACTGATTTAAGTTTTGTATAGGCTTCGTCCTGTCTGATGTTGTAGAATGAAGCGACATCACCTGCAAGCCCTGTCAGCGTGGTTGACATATCATAGGCTTCTTTCTCTGTAAAACCGAAAGCCTCAGCCATTGAGCCGAAAGTACCGACATACCGCTTTGCCATTGTTTCGGACAAACCAAAAGAATTAGCTGCACTTTTCGCCCACTTGTCAACCTGTTTAGTCATTGCCGGAAAAGTAACATCAACAACATTCTGCACCTCTGCAAGGTCAGAACCAAGTTCTATGCACTCTTTGCCGAAATTTGTAATTGCATAAGTGCTGAAAGCAACAGCGGCAGTCTTTGCAAAGGTCTTAAGCTGATTTTTTACCTTTTCGATTGATTTGGTAACAGTAGTATTAACCTGTGCCAAACCGCCGTTAAAACCTGATGTATCAAGTTTCGTGTCAAAATTCAGATAACCGTCAACCGCCAAATTTTCACATCCTTTCATTTAAAAATGGGCATAAAAACAGCGCACACCGTTATGATGTACGCTAATAAAATTTTGCAAAAGAACAGCCACCCCGTTTGGAGTGGCTTTTTCGTTTTATTCAATCATTGATTTCAGCTCATCCATATGCTCTGTAACACTTGCGACTTTATCAGTGCCAAGAGAATATTTAGCCAAATCTATCTCACCGCTAATCCAACGGTCATTATCAGTTGTCGGAAGATTTTCATTCTTCAGAATATAATCACCGAGGTCATTTTCAATCTCATCGAGCTTTGCTTCTGCTTCTTCGGCAGTAAGTGTTCCGTCAACATAACTCTGCATATATTGAATGGCTTTTTTTGCTGAATTGATTGCAACATTACTGTACTTAGCCACCTCAGTTGTTACCATTTCGGAAGTTTCAGCCTTTATATCGGTGTTTGAACTGCTTTCCGCTGTTGTACCGCAGCCAACAAGCGATACTGCAAAAACTGCGGTTAATGCTAACGCTATGAGTTTTTTCATCATTCATCCTCCTAAATGTTAAAACAATATAGTTTTTACTTAATCATACACTAACATTTAGGGAATGTCAACAATATGTGATAAGATACTACACTACACAAGCGAATTTATGAAGTCAAGTTCTTCTTTATCTTCTGCTGTGAGTTTGGGCTTTAGGTCGATAAGTTCTTTATGTTCGCTGTAAAAATCCCGTTCGGTTTTGTCGAGTTTCTTATGCTTTGCCTTTTTGGTGCGAATTGAAATCACCTGTGTAAACAAGCCGTCGCCCACTTCATTGAACAAGCCGAGAAAAGTCCACCAGTGCATATAATCGACTGTGCGTGTTTCCGCTCCTGCAACCTTATTGAGAGCAGGGAAGATTATATGTCCGTCCTGTTCCCAATCAAGCACACGGACGGGGAGCTGTTTGCCCTGCGGAATATCTCCGCCGTCAAGATACCAAGTTGCCCTGTCAAGTGCCTTTTGGTAATTTTCGGGAATCTCCTTGTAAAGGCACTCGACACACACTCGGCATTTTTCAAAATCGTTCAGATCATCGTCTGCATAGGCTTTGAAAATCAGCAGAGCAACACGGAAGTCGGAATTGATTTCGTAGTTTCTGCCGTCAACCTCAAGGCTTTTCGGTAGTAATTCAATCACTTTTTCACCTGTGAAGTGTATTTGCCGACTTTCTCATCGGAAATTTTCTGTGCCGATTCAAAATCAGCCTGCATAACAGGAATAAGCACTTCAAGGAAGTTTTCAAAAATCGGCTTACCGCCCGCAAGTGAAAGACAGTTAATTTCACCAAAGGCAAACGTGCAGACATCCGAACCGAAAATGTAGTTAATCTGTTCTCTGATGTCCTTGTCGCACTCGGTGATAAGCTGAATTGCGTCTGTGTTTTCAGATTTTTCAGCGTTTTCATACTTCTTCTGAATCTGCTCAATATTCTTGACTGCCTCGTTGAGCCTTGCAAGAATGCCCACATCCGCGGTATTGATACGGATTACTGCGTTTTCGTCATCGCCAATCTGATACTCCTTGTAACCTCTGTCAAAAACAAGTTTCTGCATAAATCAATCCCTCCCCAAAGATTAAACCGTTGCGGTAAAGGTCGGCACTTTCTTCTCAATTGTAGCCGTACCCTGCTGTCTGTCGCCGTTAAATGCGATGTTGAACGGAATGTTCACACCGCCCTGAGCACCGCCGTAGGACTGTGGCTTTACGATACAGGTTTCAGTCCAAGCGTCATACGGACCTGTCTTTTTGTCTACTAAAACTTCAAGAATTGCAGTCTTGCAGTCGTCGCCTGTAAGGCGATTCATTGCAATATCCTTAATCTTTTCATAGATTGCATCGCCTGTATTTGCGTAATAAGTGTCTGCGTCGATTGACGGTTCATAGCCGTTATCGTTTACAACGGTTTCGTCAAGAATGTTCTTGACTGTTTCTGTGTCGGGGTTGAGTTCAACGGACATATCCTCGATGTCACGACCAATCAAGAACCACTTAGGGGTTTCGCCTGTGCCGAACGAAGCGTCAATGTAGTGCATAAGATAACTTCTTTTGAGTTTACCGATATCGGGTGTTGTTGCCATAATTAAAATTCCTCACTTTCGATTTTGTAATCTGCGGTAATCTGTAACTGATACATTACATTACCGATTAAATTGCTGTCGGGTATGTCATAAAGCATACCGTTTGAGCAGGTTATTTTTGTGAGCGTACCTGCAAGCTCATTGTTGCCAACCGTTACGATCAGCGTTTGCCCTTTTGCCTGTTTTTCAAGCCACAGCTGTAACTCGTTAATAAGTCCGCTGTTGGCAAGTCGGTCATAGTCATTAACCGACTGATAAACAGCGTACAAGATGAATGTGTGCTGTCGCTCCTGATTGCCGAGAACATCGGATTTAATCAGTGTGTCGCCTGTCGGAGATAAGCCGTAGCTGTCGGTGTCGGGGGTTGTGTAGTCAATGTGCAGGACATCGTTCAGCTTTGGAAAGCTCATCACTATGCTCCGCATAAGTTCAATTATGTTCATTCTGCCGTGCCTCCTGCCACTTTTGCAGCACCCTGTAAAATCTCTTTTTTACGGTCGGCTTTCATTCGTTCAAACCACATCTTACCGGCAAGAGGGTGCTTTGCCCGAGAATAAACAAGCATTTTGCCTGTGGGGTGTTTCTTCTGTCCTTTAGGGCTGAAATAGCCCACAATATCACCGTTTTTCTTAATCGGGATATTAGGACCGTAAACCTTGCCGTAGTAGAGATACCTCGCATACGGTGTGTTCTGATGAATTTCGCCCGAGCCTATAACCGTTGAGAGGGTTGCCGACTTTTCAAGCACGCCGTTTCTGAACGGTGTATAGGGTTTCATCAATCGTAAAACCGTGCTGTCAACATACTTTTGCACCTTTAACACATCGGCATTTTTGCGGACTGCAAACTTTTTATCCCAGAGGAAACCTGCCGTACCGTTTTTTGACTTGATGACAAAATCGGGCGGTTGAACAATCTTCATGCAATCACCTCGCCGAAATTTTGATGTGCTGTAAATCGGTTACGCCGTAGAGCTTTTCATCAATCGACATAACCGCATAGCACCTGTGTTTTTGCTTTAGCGTTTTAAGGCTCTGTGACATGCTCTGAGGGTTTGAATTATCAAAGGTAAAATTACTCTCGCCTTTAATAATAATGTCCTGTGCGCTGTTCTGAGGGGTACATAGCTGACCTGCAAAAAGGTTTTCGCTCGGCTTTAAAAAGCCGGGCAAAAGCCCTGCGGATTCAATCGGAATATACACCGTCACGCTGTCAGCGTTCTGCATTCCGCTTTTAAGCACATTGCGAGCCTTGTTCTCCTGCCAATGACATTCGGGAATGAAATATCGGTCATAGCCTGAGCCGTTGAATCTGTAGATTGTGCAGGAGCTTTCAGGGGTAATAATCATCTGCGACCACCTCTGTACAACAAATTGGTGTCGGCAAGATACTTGTAAATTGTGTGTCTGACAGCCTTTTTATGGGCGGTTTTACGCTCTTCTTCGGACACATAGCTTATGGATTCATCACCGACGCTTGCAGATGAAATTCCTGAATTTGCGGACTGCTTTTCATCGTTATATACAAGCTCTGCAAGCTCACAACAGCAGAGTTTTACGCTTTCGGGAATATTGTTCCCGTCAACATTTTCGCCTGTGTATGCCTTAATGAGCAGGGTTGCAGAGCGTGCATAATAATCAAAGGCGGAAACAATGACCGCCTTTCTGCCACAGAGATATTCAGAGATGTAATAGCCTTCATCGGCATAAGCGGTCATAGTAACACTCCTTTAAGCCTCTACGGCTGAATGGCAGTAGATACCTGCCTTTTTATTCTCGTAAACATCGGCAATACCGACCATACGATAACCAAACTTCCAACCGTCAGAACTCTGATTAACTGACGGCTCAATAACCTTTGTGTCAAGGTGCTTTGTGAACTGAATCGGAGCAGAGCCGTGAATAATCATAAAGTTGATATTCTTGCCCGAAGTCGCCTTTTTGTAACCGCCCTTTTCCTTGCTTGAGGATGTGCCGTCAAGCTGTTCAATTGCTGTATAGAATCTTGACTGAGGAACAAGTGTGATATCTGCAAAACGGTTGAGAACCTCCCTTGACTTTGTTGTATCGAGATCCTGCACAAGACCGTAAAGCGTTGATGTGATGAAAAGGTGTCTGTTCTCGAAAGGAACTTCGTCCTCGTCCATTTTTGTTGAGGCTGTGCGGAGAGCCTCAACAACCTCTTCGCCTGTTGTGAGAGTTGCACTCATGGAAGAAATACCGCTTGTACTTGCATACTTTGCAAAGCGGAAAGCGTCAAGCTCGGGAACAACCTTTGTGCGGATAAACTCGCCCGAAAGTCTACCGAATGCAATGCCTGCCGTTTCTGCATTATCCATTGTGTCAACCGTGAACATTCTGCCACGGTCAAAGTTACATTTCACGGTTTCGTTCGTAAGCTCAACATCACCGTCAACATAACCGCTGTTGCGTGAGTAGTCTGCAAGACCGTCCATTGTGAGCATCGGAATGATAAGCTCGTTTGCGTTAGCGCCCTGTGTTGCAAGGTCTGACGCACCGTCAATTTTGCTTGTGAGTGCCGACTGCTTATAGACCTCATCAAGCAACGCTGTGTACTGTTTAAAAAGTGCAATTGTGTTTGCCATAATAAAATCACCTCATAGATTTAATAAAATTATTTCTTTTCGGCAGAAAGTCCCATAGCCGCACGCATTGACGCAAGCGGATTTGAGCCTGTACCACCGTTACCTGTATCGGTTGCACCGACAGGATTCTGAAAAGGCTCATCAGAACCGAACATATAGCCGTTTTCGGACTTAACCTGTTCGAGAGCCTTTTTGATGTCATCTGCCTGATTTTTAGATGTTTTCAGGTTTTTAAGGTCAAGCAGAGCCTTGACAGCCTTTGAGTTTCTTGCACCGCTTTCCGAAATTGCACCGTCAAGCACGGAGTTAAATTCCATATCCGCAATCCTTGTCTGATACTCGTTTTCCTTTGTTTCAAGTTCGCCGTTGAGCTTTTTGATTTCGCCCTTGAGCTCGTCCACATTGACACCCTCAAACTTTTTGAGTGCAGTCTGTGCAGTTTCAAGCTGTGACTTGTAGTTGTCCCTTGATGTGCGGAGCTTTTCAACCTCTGGTACGGTTTTGTAATTCTCCGCAAAGGCTTTTTCAAAGTCAGCCTTTTTATCATCGGGAACTGTAAAGCCGATTTCGGAGAGAAGTGAGTGTATATTCTTCATAGTAAATCCTTTCTGCATTGCTTGTATTCCGCTTTGCCTGCGGTAGAAATTCAGCCGTTGTAACCCACGGCAGGGTAAAATAAAAGCACCTATGCAATCAAATGCAAGGGTGCTTAATCTGCTTTTTCTGTTTTAACTGCTTTGGCTCTCGGCTTTTTAGGAGCGTCAGGCTTGGCTTCAACTGCAAAGCCGCCGTCAATGAGCTGTTTGGCTCGTTCATCAGAACATTCAAAAACTTCATTCACAGGTCGGGTTACATAACCGTTCTGCCTGTCATTAAATGCTGTTGTTACTCTGATTTTCATTCTGTCACCACCTTTCTAAACCGGTCGAAATCGACGGGTTTAACTGTTAATCTTTACTCTTAAATGTAATCGGCAAAATCTGTTTAGGCAGGAAGTTAATTTCATAACGGTATTTGTCCACTTCTGCACCGCTTATGTCCTCTACAACATACATAGTTTCATCATTAAGACCTATGATATGCTTTTTGTATTCACCCTTGCCCGTTTCGCAGACAACCTCAATTTGGTTATCATCATTATCGACCTGTAATGAAAAAGCGGCAACAAGTTCAAATGACGGCTTATCGGTTCTTGTGTTAATAACCGTAAGCCTGCGTATCACATTGAAATTGTCTGCTTCCTGCGAAACATTGTACGATACCTGCGTTGCCTCGGTACAGCCCACAGTAACCAGTACGGTTGTTGCAATCATAACTACCATAAGTACAATTGCTAAAATTCTTTTTCTCATAGTATCAAACCTTTCTTTGATTAATAATAAAAAAGCACTCTGATTTCTCAAAGTGCTGATTTGATGTATTTAGTTCTGTTACGGCAAGTTGCAGGCAAGTTAAGCAATGCCGTGAACAAGCCGTTTTTCTTGCTCTGAACATATTCTCGGCAAATTAAACAACAAAACCGCCCTTTTTACGGAGCGGTTAGCTTTTGTTTCTTTGTTTTTCAAGTTCTTTAATTATTTCGTCAAGACGTTTTGAAGCTTCTTCGTTAGAACCATCTAAAACAGATTTGTTTATTTCTTCCATTCAAATAAACCTCCTTCTTGATGTTTACTTAAAAATTTATCAATAACCTTTCTGTATTCACTATCAGAACCTGTTTTTATCCTCTTTTTTCCCATTCGTTGTAACTCTGTTAAAAGTGATAGTCTGTCGTATCCTTTCAACTTTGTTAATACTTCAATGTTGCCATCGTTTTTCACAATAGTAAATGTTTTTATACTATCATTCTTAATAAATTCGATAATATCATTTAAAGAATAACTGCTGTTTCTCGGGTGATTGTGCATAACAAATAAATCTTTGCCTTGAAGTGCTGATCCAAAATCTATTTTTTCATCAGTTCCTTTAATAGGCTCTGTAATCATTTTGGACACATCATTTTTTAACACGAAGGCAACTTCTTTATTTTCATTTTGTTCTTTTGAAAATTTCAAAAGTTCCTTGTGTTGTTTTTGAATTTCCAAACACTGCTCTTCTGTATAACCTTCAATATCAACTTTAGGAATACGACTGATAGCTTTATCGGTTATCGGAGTAATAGGCTTTTTACTTTTCTCTTTTATTATACCACTTTTACCCGATTTTGCAACAGATTCAGCGGTGATTTTATTAACACTCTCTGCTTTTTTCGGGAGTTTTGAGCCTAAAGCATTTTTGCCGTTTACGGTTACTCTTTCCCATTGCTGAGGGAGGTTCATTGCTTTGGAAAACTTTACATATTCGTCCTGCCTTTGAAAATATCTGACCTTTGCGCCTGTGATTGTATCGTCATCGGCACCGTCCTGTGTGAGCAGTTCAATCTTCTGTCGGTCGGCACGCATTGCGGTTTCAAGCTGTCTTTGCCTCTGCTGTGCCTCATATGCCGTATATGTTTTGCCGTTATACTCTTTCGGGGTGTTCTCTTCCTCATTCATACGGTCAAGTTCTTCATCGCTGTATGTCGGGGTATCAATGCCCTTGATGAACGGCGAATAGCTGTGGTAGCAGTTCGCACCGCAAAGTCCTGTGACCGTACCCAATCCGCAGACGGTTTCAAGCTCCTTTTTGCTGTACACTCTGCCCTGCCACACCTGATGTGTCAGTCTTGCACCACGGTGATAGCTGACCTCGAAATACTCCGTGCCGAGCTGTTCGGCATTGTCCTCGTTGACCTTTGCGACAACCTGATTAAAGCCTGTCATCAACGCCCTGCGTGCCGCCACATCAACACGATTGCTCCAACCGCTTGCATAATCAACGGTACGCAATCCGCTGTCGGTCATAGCTTTAACCGCTTTTTTAAGGACTGTGTTATAATCAACCGCACCGCTTGCAATCTGCATAAGTCCGTTGTCAAGAGTGCGTTGGTAAAAGTCCGCAAGCGGAGTAAATGACAGCGTATTGTCGGCATCTCTCACGGCGAATCCGAGTGAGCCTGTAATGTTCCTGTACTCCGATTTTGTCTGATTTTTGACCGCCTTTACAAGTTGTTGCAACTGTTTATTTTCTGCATAAGGAATATACTCTTTGCCCTTGCTTGTATAAAGCTCCTCATTTCTTGCATATCCCGATTTCACGACTTCGTCATAGATTCTGTCGATTTCATCGTCAGACACATCGAGCGTGCTTTGAATAAGGCTGTCTATTTCATCCTTACTCACGCCCAATTCATACAAGCTGTTTATCTGCCAATCGGCGGCAGAGGTTATCTCCTCACCGTTAGCTTTCAAACGCCCCGTAAGGTCGGACATAATGTTCAATTGCAAACTGCGGTACAGCTGTTCCATAGCCGAGGGCAAAGCCTCAATTTCAGTCGGAGTGAACATTATTCGATAACCTCAGAGGACTGCGGAAGATTCTTTTTCGCTGTCTTTTCGTCTTCTCCATACCACTTCATACGGTACTCATCAGGTCGCATAATACCGAGGTTCAAATCCTGAATATCCTGCTTGCGTTCGGTTTCTTCGTCAGTCAAAATACTGTCCTTAAAATCACACACAAACGAATAACCGCTTGTTGTCAGCGAATTGTAAAAGGCAAGAGCATACACCAAATCATCAAGGCAATAGCGAAGTTGTTTCTGAATTGCCGACACGGTGTTGTACTTCCTGTCCTTTGCCGACTTAATCTCCGTAGCAGTCTTTGCAACTGTTTCGGGGTTTGAAAGGTCACCGTATGCAAGACCGACCGCAAATTCAATCATACGCAGATATGTATTCAAGCCGTCCGTAATGTCGGACTGTCGGAACGCAGGCGAAAAGTCCTTGAACAGTTCTTCGTCGCCCAAATCCACATCAACGGCACGGTACAAACGCCTGTTAAGTCTGTCGGCTTTGCCGTCCTTTAATGCGGCAGAATCAACATGAATCGCACGCTCTCCGCTTTCAAATTCCCAGTCAAGCCGTCCGAACTGCATATCGGCTTTCTGAATGATTTCAAGTCCGCTGTCAAAAATTGACATACCGCATGATGAGCCGTCAACCGTGTTTTTAATCGGCACTCTGAAATAACCGAACGCAGGTCTTTTCATATCGGGGTATGTGACCGCAGGCGGTAAGTCTGCCCACTCGTCAATGACAGCGAGAGGAATTTCAGTACCGAGAACCTCGGATGATGACGAACGGTAAGCCGTGTTAGTAACAGTCAAGCCCTTGTCCTTATCAAGGCTGTGATATTCAAGCCTTGTGTAGTAGTTGTCACCGATTTTCTTAAATTCGGGGAAGATGACCTTTACAAGCCTGTGCTTTGCGTCAAACTCAATCGGCACAAAAGCATTTGCCGAGATATATTGCACCCTGTCACCGCCCAAAGGCTTGATGACCATTGCACCCGTTGCAAGACCTGACTGTAACTCCGAATTAAGCTCCTCGGTTGCAGTTTCAAACAATTTTGACAGCGTTTCATTTGAGATGTTCACCGTCATTTCGTTAAGCGTAATGTTAGCAAACTCCCTTGTGATTGACTGCTCAAGCCTCAAACTGATGACATTTTCATCAAGCCACGGAGCCTTGCCGACATAGCAGTTTTGCCATACGCCGATAGCCTTTTGCATTTCTGCTGTAATCGCAAGCCGTAAATTAAGCGCCTGCCGAATATTTTCAAGCGGAAACATTCGCCTCCACACTCCTTTCAAAAAATCTATAAGTCCCATTATTCACCTCTGCGTTTCCATACTCTGTTCATTGCATATCTGACAGCGTCAATATGGTGGTTGTCCTTATCGGGATAACCGCTGATAACATTGCCGTCCTTGTCACGCTCGTATTCATAGTCGAGAAACTCCTGTGCAGTATGCGGACAGCGTGTGTTATCAATCACAATCTCCCGTAAAGACTGCAACCACTTCATCGAGTAAACAACCGAACCGGGTCCTTTTTCTGCCGAACGAGCCATTAAACCGTCAGCTCTGTAATCGCCGACTGACTTCTGTTCTGCACTGTCGCAAGTGATTAAATCATTGCTTGTAACTCCGTGCTTAGTTCTGAGCAATTCGGCTGTTTCTTTGTTGCTTGTCTTGTTGCAATGTTCCTCGTCAAAAATAATGAGCTTGTGTTGACTTGGAATATAAGTCATACAATCATAGGCAAACGGATCAGGATACCAGCCCCAGTCAACTCCTCTGTAAAATCTGTCAAAGGTCTGAATTTCGTCATCTGTGACCTCACGAATAACAACATTATCAAATACATTGCCGCCTGTGCCGTTAGCAATGCCCATATACTCGTTTTCATAGGCGGTAGGGTTTGTTTCTTTCAGGAACTCTGCATCATCTATAAACGGCTTTCCGAGCCATTTTGACGGTACTGTAAGGTATGTACTCTCAATAACGAGCCTGTCTTGACGGGGAATTTTAACATACTTGTTCGCCCAGTTCTGTGCAGATTTCGGAGGGTTGAACGATTTAAATTTAAAAGCCGTGTCACCGCCGCGAATCACCGACTGTTCAATCTTTCTGACAGCCTCCTCGCCCGTGAACTGGTCAAGTTCTTCAAGCCACACAACGCCGATATAGCCGAACGGTACTTTGATTGATTTAATCTTGCCCGGATCATCTGCTCCACGGAAGTATATTTTCTGTCCTGTGCTTACCCTCGTGATTTCGAGAGGTGACACGGTGCAGTTAAACTCGCTTTCAAGACCGAGAGCAGAGATTGACCACAAAATCTGCTGATACACCGAACTGCGCAGAGTGTCGGCTACCTGACGAAAAATACAGGCGTGCATATCCTCGTTCTTCATAAGCAAATCAATAACATTCAGACTGACGAAAGACGATTTTGTTGAACCTCTTCCGCCGGGGAAAACATATTCCGAATGTTCTTTACCCTCAATATCAAAAAGCACCGACGAAAACGACGGTGCAACCATATTAGCCGGTATTCCTTTGTACTCCGAACCGTCACTCTTTGGCGGTTCAGCCTTTTTGCGTTCAATGTCGAGATAGGCATTGTCGAGCTTGATTTTATGATTTTCAAAAACATTGTCACGGATAATATTTCTTAATTCTTTAATGGAATTAACATCACCTGTTTTAGCCTTTTTGAGAAGTGCCGCATTTACAACGAGCAAATTATTGACCAAATCTTCGTCAATCTCATCAACATTAATTCCCATATCAATAAGCATTTCCCAGTCGGCAGGAGTGTTGGCAGGCAACGAAAGTAACATATCCATAACCTGTTTCATACTCTTTTTACGGCGGCGTGACTTACCCGAAGCCTTACCGCCCTTTGCTCCGTTTTTCACGGCTTCATCACGGCTTTGGTCAGATGTAAACGGTATTAAATTTTTCTCATTGGGCAATCACCTCACCTCTTTTATCTGATTTTCCCTCACAACACAAAACCGCCCTCAAACGAGAGCGGTCTGTGCGAATTTTTATCTTAGGAGAGTTCTACATATGTCCTGTTTGTCAAACTTTCATAATACCATTATACGCAGGGTAAGGGTGACATTCAATGACATTTCAAAATAATTTTACGAGAAATCGAACTTTTTTCGGAACGCCTGTAACGCTTCGCCGTGCAATCTCAGGGTATGCCTTACGCTCATTTCCATACTCTCGGCAATATCCTCCCACCTCTGACAATTTATGTAATACTCGGTCAAAATTGCAATGTAACGGTAATCGTCAAGTGCGTTGATTTTACTGCGGATTTCAGTTTTCAACCGCACAAGATTGTCAATTTCCCGATTGATTTCAGCCTGAAGGTCTGCAATCCTGTCAACAATCCGCATAGGGTCATTCACTCCCGATGTCTTAACAGGCTCGTTCTGCTTAACCGATACTTGTGCAATATTCAGCCTAAGTTTCGACAGCTCGTGTTCTTTCGTTCTGATCAGCTTATCCGAAACCCTGACCGAATATAAATAATCTTTAACCGTCAATCCGCATCACGCTCCTCCTCGTCAAGCATACCAAGTTTCTGTGCCAACGCAATAACTGCGTTTACAATCAAATACAAATCCTCGCCTTTAATATCGCACATACGATATCTGACTTTGATAGTTTCTTCTTCATTGTCGATTTCATCAAAACCAACAACTACACCTTTATTTAAGGTTTCTGTTTCGCCGTTATCGTAATTAACGGTGATATTTTTAACGCCTTTCATTCTTCTGCCTCACTTTCAAGCCAATTTTTTGTGCAGTCAATTGACATCTGTTTGATTTTTTCAAAGTTTGTCATCGTTCACCTCTGCATATTATATACCAAGCTGATTACATGCACGATAAAATCCTTCTGCCCATAAATAAACACGAGGATGTATTCGTTTGCCACAATCATAAAGCCACTCACAGTAATCAGTATCAAGTTCAGAACAAAAATCTACAATCAGTTCTGACGGTATAAACTTGTCACCGTAAATGCAGTTTGAAACCTCATCTTCGAGGTCTTCCCAGACATCATCTTCCGATTCCATATAACGGGAACTATGGTCGCTATAAGAAGATATTATGTCATCGGAATCAAAATCCTCAAGATTGTATTTAATACTCTCTACAACATTTTTTTCATCATAATAAAACAAATCTGATGCTGTTTGAATCTTGCTTATGTAATACCCAATATCATTTTTTACATAATTTTTAAGATCTGACGGCTTAATCTTATGATACCAAGTAGCAATGCTATCACCCAAATCACCGCTAACTATTAAGTTACCTCTTTTCTTGTCTACTATGTAATTCACATAATAATCTCCGCTTCCATCAGCCCTTCGCCAATCAATAATTAGGTAACGGTCTGTGTCCTGAATAAGCGTTGCTTTGTGTGTGTTAAATTTCTCGCAGAATTTAGCGATTCTTTCTTTTGTCATCACTCTTCACCGTCCTCAATAGGAATAGGTTGATTCCAACAGTTTACGCAGTTGTTGCGACAACTATTTACGCTCATCAACCCTAAATGCCAAGGGCATAACTTATGGGGTGTGCCGTCCTCATCAAGCCTTGTATTCGGGTAGTTTTCTAACAGCCCATTTAAATAAGTTTTCCGTGGGTGTTCGTCCGACCACCTCTGAACGATTTCGATTGCCTTTTCGGGATAGAGCATTTCAAAAGCTGTACATGATTGCCCTTTATTGTTATTTATGCTACATAAAGGACAGTTAGAGCAGCCAAGTTTACATAGCCCATTCTTTGCTCTTTTCGTCATTCTTCGCTTTTCAGCAAAATAATTTTCGGTTTTTGCACAGTCAATCATTTTCTTCATCTCCTTCAAAATTTACAACTTTGCCGTTGTCGGTATAATCTCTGCGGTCAAATTCAAGTTTCAACTTATCAATGACAACACGGTCGATGTGTTCCCAAAAGACTTCGTCCGTGTCGGAGTGTTCAATTATTTCGGTCATAGACTTCAAAGCCTTTGCACATCTGTCACGACCAAATCCGAAATCCTTATACAAAGCATACAGCATTGTTTTAAATACTCTGCGCGTGATGTCTTTGTTTTCTTTTTCTCGGATCTGTTCATATGCGCTTTTTGCAATCCGTTCGCTTCCTGTTTAAGCTGTTTCGGGATTTTAGGCGGTATTCTTGCTTTCAATGTCGGTTCTCCTTTCGTCAATCTTATCAAGTGCAGTTACAATCAACGAGCTTTTGGCTTTGGTGTCCATAAGCTCTGCTTGATAATAAAACTGACCTGTTGTATTCTGTCTGATGATACAGCCTTTCAGAATGTATTCTGCTCCATTGTACAACACGGTCCTTTCAAGGTTGCGTTTAACTTCCGAGATATTCACAGTTCTTCCACCTTGATGTAAATACCCGAAACCTCTGCCCAAAACTTTTCACATATCTCACTTGCAACAAGTGCGTCATCAGACCAAAATCCGAGAGCGGTCATACAGTCTTTTAGCATTTTTTGCAGATTGTCTGTGTCTGGCTTTGTTGTACGATATTCGCCGTCCTGATGTTTGCCACGAGGAAAGCACCACTTTGTTATCAACCTGACACCCGACTTGTACGGTTCTGACGGTTTAAACTTTGCTAAGTGTGATGTGAGCTTTTCTCTTGCCTGTTTCACCTCGGACGGATTATAAAAAACAGGTTTACCATTTTTTACCATAACTTTATGTTCCTGTGCAGTTACGGTCGGCGGTATCATCGGCATAAAAAATTCAGTCTTCATTTTCTTCAAAATAATCAACTCCATACCACAACTTTAATTTCGGGTCGTAAACTATGTATCCGTTAGCTACTAACTTATCCAACACATAGTCAATCAACGCCGGTCGTTTAGAAATCCAGTCCATTACCTGATCGTTTTTGTAACTGTAACTTTTATTTGGAAGTTTTCGCCTCAAAGGTGGCATTCCCTTAGCGATTTTCAATCTTTTATCTTTTGAAGTCGATTTACATTTTGCCATTTTTTGCCATTCCTTTCTTAACTTTAAAATTTTGCTTTTAGTCACAGGTCAGGGGAAGGAGTTGTTGTGCGTAAGCTTCGCACAACTACTTCACCCCTGTGACCTTAGGGAACGGAAATACTCCTATATATATAGAATATATATATAGGTTTTTTCTTTCCCTCGGAAAATCTCGAGAAAAAAGTCATTTTCCGTCATTTTTAGAAAAGGAAAATCTCGGGAAATTTTCCCTATTTTCCCTCACGGAAAGGGAAATTCTCGATAAAATTTTCCTTCCAAATTTGACAGAAAAGGAAAATTTATTCGACTTTTTCCTTTTCCCTCAATCCTGTTTTACCGCCGTCAATCCAAAATCCGCCGTGCTCTTTTAATCGATTTCGGACTGTTTTTTCGGTAACTCCAAGATATGTAGCAATGTCATTTATATCTGCCTGACCGTTATTTTCTTCTGCAGTAAACGCTGTCATAATAGATTCTGAGCGTTCTTTTTTGCGTTCCGATTCACTCTTTTTCTTACCGAAATTCTTCTTATAAGGCGGGTTAAAATCGCCCTCAAAATTACAGTCCTTCAACACGCCTGTTGTATCTAATTTGTGTATCGGATAATCAAACCAAAGGTTAAGTGCATCAAATGCCGGAAACTCTCGCAGAGTGCCCTCTATTCTCCACGCTGACATCCCTTTTACGGTTTTTTCGGCACGGGCAACATCTGACATCATCAGCTTAAAAGACTGTTCAGGAAGCGTTTTGCGTGCGATGTCAATCATATTATTTGACATTACCAAATCGTCCTGCGAACACACTTCACTGATTTTGTTGAAGCGACCTATCCAGTCTTTGCAGATTTTACAGGTTCTTTCATCCTTTTGCTGTTTCATCAAATCATCGCTGACTTCAAGTCTTGTAAGGTCAAGAAGTGCGTCAGGGTCACGAGCGAAAACACCCGAACCCGAAACTCTGTCCATTGACTTTTTACCGCCCTGAGCACCTTTTGAATGGTGGTGACAGTAGATTACCGCACAACCGATTTCGGTACACACCTTATCAAACTGGTTGCAAAAGTGTGCCATTTGGTCAGCACTGTTCTCATCACCTGTGATAACCTTGTATATCGGGTCAATCACAACAGCTATAAAGTTGCCTTTTAAAGCTCTGCGTATGAGCATAGGCGCTAACTTATCCATAGGCACGGACTTGCCACGCAAGTTCCAAATATCAATTCTGTTTAAGTTTTTTGGTTCCAGTCCAAGTGCTTCATATACGTCTTTAAATCTGTGAAAACAGGACGCACGGTCAAGTTCAAGATTCACATACAAGACATTGCCCTGCGCACACTTAAAGCCGAACCATTCTGTACCCTCGGCAATTGCAATGCACAATTCAATCAGTCCGAACGATTTGCCTGCTTTTGAGGGTCCGCCGAGGAGCATTTTATGTCCCTGTCGCAATACTCCCTCAATCAGAGGCGGAGCAAGTTCAGGAGGATTTTCAAAAAAATCTGCAAGGTTGTCAAGGTCGGGTAAGTCATCGTTGATACTTTCCACCCAGTCTTTCCATTCGGCAAAGTCTGATTTACCGATGTTAGTGTCAATAATAAACTGCTTTTTGCCGTTGCGGATAACACCGGGCATACGGCTCAGCCTTGACGGATTGCGGTTCTGCTTGTCAATTTCAAAGCCGTTTTTATGGCATACATTGTAGAGATAATCAACCCTTTTGCGGTACTCGTCATAGTTTGCGGCATCAATCTTAACTATAGCGTGGACTGATTTTCCGCCCGAATAAACAAGTACCGCAACAGGCAATTCAAGTTCTCTGATGATTGCGTTTTGCTCTTCAAGAGCCATACAGTCAGATTCCACGAGAGCGTAACGATAATCGGTTACATTCTCATTTTTTACACCCTTGCCGTCCAATGGGTTGAACCTTATCCACGCGCCTGCCTCGGGTTTGTAATCACCAAATACATTTGAGATATCGCCGTCACAGTTATTAAGTGCGGCAATAAGCTCACCTGCTGTACGGTCACAACTGCCTTGTGTTGGCGAATATTTAACCTTGCCGTTGTCATTTTTTTTATAAGTTTCAGTAACATAGCCTACATTTTCCGAGCTATCAAAGAGAGTTTCAATGTAGGTCACAATCTCATTTACCGGGTTCCAGTTTGTAGGCTCGTGAAACTTTACACCCTCACAGGTATTTACACCAATATCGCCCTTATCACCCTGCTCAAAAGCAATTTCATCATTCCAGCCGAGTTCTTTCGATTCACGGAAAGTCATCCCCCTGTCCTTTGCCATTTGGACTATTGTGCCTGCTGTGACAGGTGAAGCAGAGCCGTTAAAGCTCTGCCATTTCTTTTCACATTCTCCGTTGTGATAGCGGTTGTCTGCTCTGCTCCAATCGTCCCAGTCCTTTACGCTGTATCCCTCTTGTTTGAGTGCCATTCCGACATTTACCCATTCTTGGTAATCAAGTTCTGACGGACTGATGTATTCAAGTGCATTAAGTAAGTCCAATCGTATTTACCTCGCTTTGCGGTATATATTGTTTCGGGTCAATGTTTTTCGGAGTTCTCCAACCGTTTGCGGCAATCCTTGAAATCAAAGCTGACGCTTCGTCAAACTGCCATTTTCCCACGTGCTGAAAGCCTCTGCTTTCGAGCATACGGATTTGTTTAGGTGTGGTTAATCCCTCAATTCTTCGCTTTTCGAGCCTGTCAAGAATAAGTTTTGCTTTGCCGGCACTCTGAATTTCATCGGGGAATATTCCGAGCTTTTCAAGTTTTGCTTTCTGTTTGTCCGTAGGCGGAGAGCACTCCCAGCCGAATGCAGGAACATATCCTGCAAGGTCCTGCGCCTGAATTGACATTTCGTACTGCAACGGATCTACAAGTTTGCGTTTGCGTGTTCGCATTTCCGCAAGCTGATTTGCAAGTGCTTCTTCACGCTGAGCAACAACATCTTCGCTTGCTTTTTCCTCCGCTTCTTCAATGTCAATCGGACAGCCTGCCTGTTCTGATAAGTTTTCGGTCATTTTTTGTGCGACTTCATCGTTGTCGCAAATGAGATGTGCAGGTCTGCAAAGTTCGTGCCTTTCGGTGTGCCACAAAAAGTCGAGTAGCAAAAGCTCCGTCTTGTTTGGAGCAAGTCTTGTACCTCTGCCGACCATTTGGCAGTAAAGCCCCCGAACCTTTGTAGGTCTTAAAACGACAACGCAGTCAACGCTTGGGCAGTCCCAACCCTCGGTTAAAAGCATTGAGTTACACAAGACATTGTATTTATCGTTTTCAAAATCCTGCAATACTTCCGCTCTGTCTTCGCTGTTGCCGTTGACCTCTGCCGCTTTAAAGCCTTTTTCGTTCAAAATGTCTTTAAATTTCTGCGATGTTTTTACAAGTGGTAAAAACACAACAGTTTTACGGTCCTTACAGTATTTTTTCATTTCCTCGGCAATCTGATAAAGATACGGATCAAGTGCCGTGTCAATATCACTTGCTTTAAAATCTCCTGCCTGTGTGGCAACTCCCGAAAGGTCAAGTGTAAGCGGTATTGTCACAGCTTTAATCGGTGACAGATATCCCTCTTTGATAGCCTTAGGGAGCGTGTACTCATACGCAAGCGAATCAAATACTGTTCCTAAATTTTTCATATCTCCTCGGTCGGGTGTTGCGGTAACACCCAACACTTTCGCATTGTCAAAATGCTCAAGCACACGCTGATAGCTGTCGCTGATTGAGTGATGTGCTTCATCAATAATGATTGTGTCGAAATAATCGCTGTCAAAGTTTGACAGCCTTTTCTCACGCATAAGCGTCTGTACAGAGCCTACAACAACCCTGTTCCACGAACCTATGCAACTTTGCTCGGCTTTTTCGACTGACGAATTAAGCCCTGTTGCTTTTTGGATTTTGTCCGCCGCTTGGTCGAGCAATTCTCCACGGTGGGCAAGTATCAGCACCCTGTCACCTCGACGGACACATTCTTCGGTGATTTTTGCAAAAACTATCGTCTTGCCACAGCCTGTAGGCAAGACAAGTAATGTTTTTAAATTGCCGCTTTCCCACTCGGAGAAAACGGCATTCTTTGCTTCATTCTGATACGGTCGAAGTTGCATTAAAAGCTACCCGGTGTCCAGTTATTCGGCATCGCAGTATTTGGCGTTGCAGGCTGTGTGTTATACTGCGGCGGATATGTAGGCTGTACATACTGCTGAGGTGCAGACTGTGCTACGGCAGGCGATACTGTTGTCACCTGCTCATCGTAGGCATAAAAATACTTAATGTCGTTTGTGACACCCTCTGTGCCGTCATTCTTGACATATTTGCGGATGATAACCTGACATTTACCTTTCTTGCCGATAATGCCTGTCCAGTCCATGCGGAGCGGTTCACCATGCTTTTTCATTGACACCGAAAGGAACAACTGTGACAGCTTCCATTCAAGCGAGGAGTGCAGTACGAAACTAACTGTAATTTCTCTTTTGTCATCTGCTCCCCACACATCAAAAGTCACCTTTGCCATATTACAGGCTGGGAGCTTTCCCTTGCCCTGCGAGCGTGCACGCTCAACTTTTGCTACCGTAAAATCATAATCACCCTCGGGGAGCGGTTCATAATTTCCGCCCTCTTCGGTTATTTCGTCGTTCCATCCAAATTCTCTGTCCATTTATACATCTTCCTTTCTTATTAAAACGGTAAGTCACGGTTGCTCTGTATCACTTCGAATACCTTATTCCACGCTCCCACAAGGCAACCGTTAATAAATCGTGGGTCATAGTTTGTGATTGGTGTATCGTAAGGGTAGTGTCCCTGTGTAAACACCGCCTGTCTGATTTCGCTTTCATCAACACCGTTAGCTCTCATAAGGTCGGCAAGTGCTTTTGGTATGCCCTCAGGAATATTGACAGACTTGTCATTCTGTGGCATAGGTGAAGGTGGTACAGGCTCGGGAGCTTTTTCAATCTGCGTAGGTTGTGGCACAGGCTTTGTCGCAGGCTCTGCCTTAGGTGGCTGAGGTGTCGGATTTTGCGGAACAGGAGCGTTATTTACAGGTGCGACATCATTAAAAATATGGGCAATGCCTGCATAGCTAAAGTCCATTTCTTCGGGCAGTCCGTGACGGTTCTTTGCGTCCCAACAAGGGTGATGAAGCGTGTACATCACTCTCCCTCCGCCCTGTGCCTTGTACTTTCTGCCGTCTTTGTCGGTTGCTACCGCTACTGTTTTATAGTTTGCGAAAAGCACCATATCAGCCCATTCTTTTACAAGCGGAGAAATCTGTGAAGCAGTCTTTTTGCCGAGTTTAAGCTCCCACCTGTCATATTCACCGATTTCATCAGGCTGTGAAAACTTGCGGAGCTGTGCGTGTGCGGTAAGCACAACATTTATACCCCTGTCAATCAAATCTTCAAGGCTGTTCAAAAATCTGCCGAACTCCTCTTTTTCATAAACATAGCCGTTTCCGTAGCCGAAATCTTCAATACCTTTCTTACCATATTTTGAGCAAATATCATCAATGCAAAGCTGTTCTGCCCAGTCGATTGTGTCAATGACAACCGTCTTGCATACAGTCGGATTGCTTTTGATATATTCAAGCTGGCTTTTGAGCATGATCCATGACGTTGGCTTATCCATTCTTGCAACATCAAGGTTTTTTGTACTGCCCTCTGTGTCAATAAACAGAGGATTCGGAAACTGCGAAGCAAAAGTTGATTTGCCGATACCCTCGGGACCGTAAATTACAACTTTTTGCGCCGACTTGATTTTACCTCTTGTGATGTTCATTATCTCACCCCCTGTACATCTGAAAAATTGATTTTATTGCCGTCAACATCAATGACAACATAGTCGATTGCGTAGTTGAGCAGTTCGTTTGTCAAATCCTGTATTGATTTGCCTGTCATACCTGCAATCAAAACAATTCTTGAATAGTTTTCAGGCATAATCTTGACCTTGGTATAACCGCAGGCAAGCTCTCTGTGCGGATTGCATTTGATTACACATTCATTTGTATTTGTTTTTGCTGTTGTTTTAGCTGTAGTTCTTGTAGCCATAATTAAAACTCTCCTTCTGTCCAAGTCGGTGTTGTAACAGGTGCGGTTGTTTCGGACTTAATATAACCGTCCTCAATGATGATTGAACATTCATCACCGTTTGAAACTCTTGTTGCAATAGCCTGCAATCCCTCTGATTCAAGCCATTTTGCAAAATCTTTGAGTGTGTCGGTATCCATCTGTTCGAGCTTGTCAAGCAGGACAAATCCGCATTCGGGATTGAGTTTACGAACAATTGCCGTAGCGACACGAAGCTGTTCCGAACCGCTCATGTTGTCCCACTTAAAACCGTTGTATGTAAGCTCGCCCTTTTCAACTGACAAGCCGTCAAGTGGCAAGTTTGCGTTATTGAGTAAGTCATATTTAGTTTTGCGGATTTCTTCAAGCTGTGCCGTCATATCGGCATACTTGCGGTAATATTCCTTTGCGTCCTCATCAGCTTTCGCCTTATCGAGGTTTGCTCTGACTTTGCGGTTAATTTCGTCAATCTCGGTAATGTTTCTTTCAAGCTCTGCCGTGCTTTCATCGTGCAGTTCGGCAACGGTCTTTCTGCTCTGTTCAAGCTGTGCAAGCACTTTTGTAAGTTCGGAATTGTATTTTCTCAAATCCTCGTTAAGCCTGTTGATTTCGCTCTGTAAATTGTTGGCACGGCTTTCAAGGTTATCTTTTTCTGCTCTCAGACGGTTGTTTTCGCCGTTGCGTGCAAGGATTTCCTGCTGTTTGTTGATAAGTTCCGAGGCTGACACAGGTTCATTCGGCACACCCTCATACTCGGGCATTTCGGCGGCGAACTTTTTCTTTTGGTCTGCAATCTGACCGATAGCACGGCGCTCGTTATACACCTGTGTTTCCTGCGTTTCAAGCTCGTAAACTCTGTTGCCTACACCGATAATCTGCAGGAGCGTGTCAGCCTTTTCCTTGCCGGTTGCATTCATAAATTTCGGCAGGTCAAGAGCAAAGTTACTGACAAATGCGTCAAGCAAAGCCTGTCCGCCTTTGTTGCCTGCGGTGTCAATTACTTTAAGACTGCTGTTCTTACCGCTACGCTCCACAACAATACCGTTTGAGAGCTTGATTTTAAGGTGTGGCGGAATCGTTGAACCCTCACGGTACGGAGCAGACGGAGTGAAACGATTACCGCCGAGAGCCCACGCAATTGCGTCAAGAACAGATGTCTTGCCCTGTCCGTTTTTACCGCCCAACACGGTAAGTCCGTTTTCGGTCGGTTCATAAGCAACCGCCTTTACTCTTTTTACATTTTCAATTTCAAAAGCTGATATTTTTACTGACATATTAAAGTCCTCCTTGACAATTCGCTTAAAATTGTCTATCATTTAATTAAGGTATTTTTCTTTGTGCTTGTGGCATTCACAGTGTCGCAGGCACTTTTTTTATTGCTCATTTCTTCACCCCCACACATTCAAAACTGAAGGATTCGGATTCAGGCGTTTCAAGGACTTTGAGCTTGCGTTTTAGCTCGCGGTTTTCGTGACGATAACCGCTTGACGCTGTTTTTTCGAGTGCAAGGTCCGTTCTTGCGTTTCTCAGCTCAATACTGAGATGTCTGTTCTCTGCTCTGAGGTTTTCAATATCTTTGAGCAGTTTTCTTTTTGTCGGGTAATTTCTTAACCGCATTGTTAATGCTCCTTTATGTATTGTCTGATTTCTTCCTTATCAAATCGCCAAAGCTTTCCGATTTTGTGGGCAGGAAGAATGCCCCTTTGTGCAAGCCGTGTTGTGTAATCAACATTAAGTGCAAGCAACCGTGCCACATACGGCACATCAATTATCACCGGCACTTCATCCCAATTGATGATAGGTCTTTCTCTCGGCATATGTACACCTCCTATTTTTCGTTGGTAATTTTGTCTGAAACGATTTCGACTGTGTCAATAAGTTTAAGTTTTGCCATTTTCTCACCTGATTTCTGTTTTACCTATCTTGATTTCTACACCCAAAGCTGTTAAGAGCCTGTCGGCATTTTCAAGAGAAATGCTCTTTTTGCCTTTTTCCCAATACTGAATAGCTCTTTTGGTAAAGCCTGATTTCTTAGCAAGCTCACTTTGCGAAAAGCCTTTTTGTTTTCTACTTTCTCTCAAAAATTTGCTAAATTCTTTAATATGCATTGATTTCACAACCTTTTTATGTTATACTATATTTAGTGGTGAACCCCAATTCACTAACTATATATAGAAAGTGAGGTGAAATTAATATGAATCATTCATCACTTAAGAAAAGTTTAATAATAGCTATGTCTTGTGTTCCGGAAGTCGAAGGTTTAGAAAAAAACGACTTGATATTAACAACTTCTGCTGGAATCATTTCAGGCAAATTACCTTCTGAGCAGGAAATAGACGATGAAAAATCTTTGTACGGCGTTTTATATAAGATTTGCAATAATACTAAAGAAGAATACTTAAAAAATATTTCTTCTACAGATTCCGAACCTGTAATTGTTGGTAATGATGGTTACATAATTTTAAAAGATGTAAAAATAAGGTCAACATCATCCAATACAATTACTCATATGCCCTTTATGGTTGTATTCTACGACCAAATCATCGGCGTTACTGTTGGAAATATTAACTGATGTTATTTTTGTTTGCTGACTTTGTACTTGCGATACAAGGTCAGCAATTTCTTTTGATGTACCTTTTACTGTTATTTCCACTTTATCTCACCTCCTCACGCTGTTTTCTGGGTGTTGCATAGTCCGTTTAATGGTACTGTGATTGTGGTATTATTGATTGTGTTGCAAATATCTTTTGCGAATGTTATAATCGAGCAAAGGAGCTGATTATATGTGGGTAATAATTAGTGGTATTTTAGGCATTGCAGGCTTTTTAATATCTTTAATAAACCTGATTAACTATTTTGTTTCACACAAAGTGAATTTGGAAATCACAATGCTTGAATACGCATACAAATTAGGCGTGCAGGGAAAGAAAAGACTTTTCATTCATTATAAACTTAACAATAAATCGCAACTGCCTATTTCTGTTACCGACATTCAATTAGTTCTGAACGGCATAGAGTACACCGAAGATTACAACACCCACGAAGTTAATTCTTATCATCACAAGGCAAAAGGTGTTGATGAGTATGTTCCGACATACAATGAACATCTGCCTATCAATCTTGAGTGTCTGCATTCTCATTCGGGTTACCTCGTTTTTGTAATTCCTGAAGATAATTCTCCAAATCTCGATAAAGGTCTGACTTTTCAAATTCGCACCAATCGGAATAAGGAAGTACAAAAGAAAGTGTCATTGAATGAGGTGGTAGCGCTCCGCTCCACTCTACCTTATCAAAAGTGTAAAAATCTTTTTCTAAAGGATAAGGCGGAACATAAGGTGCACTGACAGTCTTGGTGACTGTTGGTGCTTTTTCTATGTTGAATAAATTATTAAAAAATCCCATTTTCTCACCTCTTTAGTTTTGGTTTGGTTATAAGTTCTTCAAGTTCTGCAATACGCTTTGTAAGAGCACCGAGGTTTCGATAAACTTCAAGCATATCCGCAGTGTAATCAGGCACTTTTTCCTCAACGATTTTCATTCGTTTGTTAAGGTTGTCAAGTGCGCCGTACACATTAAAAATTTCATCTGTATGAGTGTTAGCCATATAAATCACCTCCTAAGCTGATTTCTGCTGTTCAGCTATTTGCTTACCCACGACCATTCCTTTCATCATTGCGAAAGCAACAGCCTTTTCTTCATCTGTCATATCAATCAAGATTTTCGCAAGTTCTGCGCCGATTGACTTGATGTCCATCTCCTGTTTATCTGTCATTGTTTTCACCTCCTCATTGACTTGTTGTATATATTGTAATCCTTTTTTCTTGACTTGTCAATATAATTTTAAAACTTTTTTAAAAATAAATATTGACTTGTTGTATAATTTGTTTTATAATAATAAGCGAAGAGAGGTGACAACACAATGACCATTAATGATAGATTAAAGGTTGTACGCACAAATTTAGGACTATCTCAGCAAAAATTTGCAGATAAACTTGGTATGAGTTGTAATTTTATAAATTTATGTGAAAACGGAAAAAGAGAATTGTCCGAAAGAACTATAAAGGATATCGGAGCTGTTTTTAATGTAAACCTCGAATGGCTAAAAACAGGCGAGGGAGAGATGTTTGACGAAGAAAGCGAAGATGTCGTGATTGATGCTCTTAGAGCAGAGTATGACCTCGACGAAATCGACATTGACATTATCCGTACATATATAAGTATGGCTCCGCTTGAGCGGCAAGTGTTTAAGAACTTTATTAAAGGAGTTTCGGACAAAAACAAAGGGGAGCGTTAAGCTCCCCCGTGACCGTTCAAATTACGACGATATATGATTTTTATAAATTTCAGTATAGCTACTAAGGCTTTGTGATTTTCGATTGATTCTATGTATTCAATTATTTCTTGCCGGATTGCTGTGTTTTTCTTCATGAATTAATTTCCTTTCATTCGTAAGATTCGGACAAAATTCCTATAATTTAATTATAGAACTTCTGTTCGACAATTTCAAGTAGTAAACATTGGCAATATATTACAAAGTCCCATTAAACGGACTTTGCTACAATATTTTACACGGAGGTGTTAATATGGATAGTTGTGCAAAACTAAAGAAACTAATACAGACCGCAAACGAGCTGTTAACTAAAAGAGTAACAGCCGATTTACCCGAGTTTAAAACTTGGCACGCAAGTGCACTTAGATTTTTAACAAACGAGTTTGGCGAAGACAGCATTGAAGTTACAAACTTTAAAAAGACACGCTTTCAGTGTGCGTTATTTGATGATGAACAGCAACGAATTTGGTGTTCTAAAGGATTAAAAGCAACAATTCCTATGTTTGAGGAATTGCTCAGCGACCTTGATGAAGATGATGAAAACACACCAAAAAATGATAGTAAGATAAACAACAATAAAGTGTTTATCGTTCACGGTCACGACGGAGAACTAAAATATAAAACAGCTGAACTTTTAAGAAAACTCGGCATAGAGCCTATTATCTTACACGATCAGCCTAATTCATGCAGAACAATTATTGAAAAAATTGAAGATTTCGGTAGTGAAGCAAGTGCGGCTATTATTCTTTTTACTCCCGATGATGTCGGCAAAGCAGTTTCAGAAGAAGAACCCAGAGC